AAACCAACGCCTTTCAATGGCGTCTAAGGCCCATTGCCTGGTCAAGGCATTGTTCGGGAACACCAAACTGGCATCCGTACCATCAGCAGTGCGGTTAATCGTGACTCCGCTAAACCCAAACGGCGCAAACTGATATTCCTCGCCGTCATAATCCATGGTCTGGCTTATAAAAAAGTTCTGAAAAAAGAACTCCGTAGTTTCGTAGTCACCCACTTGAGTGTCGGTGTTAATGGAGTCCTGAAAAGACAGAAAGTTGCCAACTGAAATCGTGCTCATAGCCCGACTCTCCTACGAGTGCTGCTGCTCATCTGCAAACGCTTGATTGCTTGTTGCTCCCCGCGCTGTGCGCCTTGTTTAGCGGCTTGCTGCATACCTTCTTGGAACTCTGCAGCAGTCACGTAATCAACGTTGTTAATGCGCTCCACCTTAAAGCGGACATCAATTGCCGCACTGCCTGCCGCTCCGCCTGCGCCATCAAACCCAGCAGTCTCGCCTTGTGCTCCAGCGCCTGATGCCTTAACTGACCTCTGATAACGATTCATCGCTGCAAGCATTTGAGCATTGTTTGCCCCAGAGGCTTGGACTCCTAGCTTTCCTTCTGGTCCTCTCTGCAGTGGAAGGATTGCCTCAGGCCCAGCTTCACCCATCAACCCGAATCGACCCGTCCCTCCATCTGCGTAAGGGAACAATGTCGGTCGTTTAACGATGCCGCCCTTGGCGTAAGGAATAATTCGACTCTTCGCGAATACTCCACCATCAGCGAACTTCTCTCCAACATTGCCAGATGCTTTAAAACGATTACGTCCAACATTGCCAGCTGCATTAGCGCCACCACCTCCGGCCTTGCCACCTGCAGCATTCCCACCAGGGCCGCCCGGTAGCAATCCGACCAACTGATTCAAGATAAACATCGTGATCATCTTTTGAATAATCTGCGCTGCCATATCTAAGAAGAACTTGCCAACATTTTTGAAGAAACTTGCAAGCGCTTCTTGAGTAGTTGCGCTACCTGTAATCACGCTCATGAATGAGTCGGTGAATGCAGTGCCAATAGCATCTGCCGATTTAATTATCATGTTTGCTGGATTGACAAGCTCCTTTAGCTCTTTGTCGAGGCTTCTAATTCCTTGCTGCATTCTTTCAAAATCAGTCGGATTAAATGCCTGGCGTATTAAGTCAAGGTCTTCGTCTGTCGCTCCTTTGAACTGACTTTTAAAACTTTCTTGTGCATCTTTGACGCGCTCTTCAGGAGTCAACAGTCCGATTTGGTCTTTTAACTGCATCCGAGCATCCGCAAGTTTACGAGCTTCTTGTGCTTGTTTTTCCGCTTCTGCAGTTATTTGCTTGTCAATTGCAAGATTGCCTTTTCTGAACTTCTCACTTGCTTGCAAAATTGCAACTAACTGCTTGTTTGGGGTCAGCTCTTCAGATGCCCTGACAGCTGCTTCTCTCTGAAGTATTAAAGCTTTTCGTCTTTCCTCAACAGTTGCTTTATTACGCCCAGCAATAATAGAAGACAGTCGAGCCTCCATCTGAAGACTTGATATATCCTTGGGACCTTTACCCTTGCCGCCGCCGTCCTTCTTGGTTTCAATATCTGGAGGGTCGTAGCTAAAACGTCTTAAAAGAGCGTCAGGTAGATCTGCGCCTTGAGTTGCGTCATATACAGCCCTTCCCCTTGCTTGGCGAAGTTTTTTTATTACCGCATTAAAAGCATCTACACGGTTTTCGTCCTGGAGTCGTGAATCCGTAAAAGGCCCAACGCCAGGCAAATTGTACAGAATGTCACCTTCATTGCCTGTTTGGAGCCTTCTCTCTGCAGCAAAAAGCTTAGATTCAGTCTCTGCAATTCGCTTGTCTATCGCTGCAACTGAGCCTTCTCTGAGTAAATCATTAAGCCTTTTCTGCTCTTGAGCTGCGTTAAATATTTGTACCGCAAGAGCTGCAGCTCCTGCAGCTAAAGCGGTATAAGGATTTAACAGCGCAGCGGTATTCAGCCCGACAAGAGCCTTCGTAGCGACTATTGCATTCAACTTAAGTGTAAAAATAACTTGGGCCAATCCTCCAATTGATGCGACGATTGCGGCAATTTTTCCGACAGTCACTGCAGCCAATATGACCAGCGAGACTTGCAAAACTTTGTCGAGATTCTTGGCTATATCCAAGAAGAATTGAGCTATCCTCGGCAGCACATCTGCCAAGGTTGGCGTTATCTCCTCAATAAAGCGTCCAAATGCGTCTTGGAATTGCGCGCCTATGGGGACCAGTCCTTCGCCAACGGCAGCCTGTAAATCTTGAATCTGCACCTGAAGCCTTGCTCCGGCGTCAGCATTTGAATCTGAAATTTTCTTAGCTGTTCCTCCGTAAGTATTGCCAAGTTCAACAATAAAATTCATCAGCTCGTCAAGACCAACTGTTCCCGCCTTGAGATTTTTTTGCAACTCAGGCAACGTCATCTTGTTGGCCTTGGCAAACATTGTGACTGCGCCTGGAAGCCTTTCGCCAAGCTGCCCGGAAAGCTCTTCAGCGCTTACCTTGCCCTTCGAGAAGACTTGCACCATTGCAGTAATGGCGCCTTTTACATCCTCGCTAGAGCCGCCGGTTGCCTTAATAGCTGCGCTCACATTTTTAAAAGTGAGAGTTGCATCGGTCAGCGGACCACCTGCCCCTTTGACAGCAGCAGCCAACCTTGTGACTCCTGCGATTGACTGGGCTTGAGGAATGTTTAACTCTTCAGTCGCCTGACGAGCAGCCGCAGTCGCAAAGTTAAATTCACTTTGACTGCTGGTGATTCCGCGCAAGGCTATTTCTAACTTCTCAATCTGAGCCGCATACTCACCAGCTCCAGCCGTCAAATCTCTCAATCCTTTCAGTTGAGCGCCAATAGCTGCACCAGCAAAAGCACCTTGAACCCCTCCAAGTGCTGCGCCACCAATAGCGCCTAACGCACCTTCTGGGCCGCCAAAGATACCGCCAGAAATGACAGCGCCAGCAACCTGAGTTGCACCTCGCGCACCAAGCCCACCTCTTTTCTTTTGACCCTGAGCTTTTTGCAGTTTCTGGGTGTATCTCTCAATATCCTCAGTTAACTGCCTGAATTCCCTGCTATTTAAATCTGCCTCTCTTCTTAATCCCCGCAAGGCTCCAATCTGGCCCTCGATAGAACTTATGCTTTTGTTTCCTGCACGCCCAATGCCCAAGACTTGCTGTCTTAACTTTTGAATTGTTTGATTTGTCGGCCCAGATATTACTTGCAGCCTTTTTATTGAGCCGCCAATTTTATCAATTATTGGCTGCGTTCCAGAATCTTTAAAATCGAACGCAATTGTGACCGTGCTAATTGCCTTTGCCATCAGAGCGCTTCCTCAGTTCGTTAAGAGCTGCTGCCTCCAAAATTTGAAGACGTTCCAGCGTGTCGCGACGATCTTCCACATTGTAGAGGTCAAACAAGCCACCGGAACACAGCAAAACCTCATATCTCAACCCAACAAAGCCACCCATTGTTACCTGCCATTGCGTCTGCATACGCAGAAACATCATCACTGCGTCCCAGTTCTCTTCCCAAACCTCAAAGTCATTTGACTCTTTCGGTTTTGGTTTTGGCAACTGCAAACCAAAAGCCGCTGCATCTTCCCCTGTCTTATCCTCGACAGGGGCGTCACCTGAAGCCCAGTAAGCAGCGGCTGCTTTTAGTTTCCCGCTTCTGCCTCTGCGTAAGTCGCCGCGTAAGTGTTTAAAACAGCTTTAATCCAATCAGCATCATCAGCTTGCTCTTGAAGCACTTCGTCGCTAAACGGCACTTCTTCTCCATCCTCGTCGACGATTCCCTCCCATCCAACAAGAACTTTTCTGATCAAACCAATATTGTCATCATCCTTGCTGTCCTGAAGCTTCGACATCTTTTCTCTCTTGAAGATGGCTATAAACTCAGACGTTTCAAACTCTCCTGGCTTGCTATCACTAGGCTCTTGGACTTTTACGGGCCACTTGAAGGTTTTAACCTTTTTACGAACAAAAGCCATTAGATAAGGGCATAAGCTGGCTCAGCTTACACAAAAAAAGGGAGCCCGCAAAGGCTCCCGCATCCCCCTTGTTCGACCTGGCTAACCCTTAGGTGTAAACCAGATCAAACTCAGCGTTGGCTGCAGAATCAGGCACGCAAGTATAGGGGATCTCCAACATCGCAATGCCATCGGCATCGCCATAGGAAACATCCCCAATATCCACCTTGCTTGAAGTGAACTGGACCTTATTGCCAGCAACAGTGCCGTGAGTGAAGGTCAAGTTGCCAAGAGCTGCATCGTCATCGACTGCAGACGCGAAGTAATCCTTCGTGCCAAGCAGCACTGCCTCAATACTTACTGACCCACTAGCGGCGCGATCAGTAATCAGAACCTCTTTGGTTCCTCCGACAAGCTCCCTGTAAACAGTCGAGTTGCCCAGATCAAAGGAGAAGCTTTGAAGCGCTCCAGAGTACGAAAGCAGTTGGAAGCCGGTCACATTGCCATTCTTGAAGACCAATGGATCATCTTGGTTGGCATAAGTAGGTGTAAGCAGAGCACTGTCGTCAGGGGCGTTGTAAATACCCGTAAACGAGAAATCAAGCGTTGGAATCGAGCCGACCTCTGCACTGATCGAGACTGTGCCTCTGCAACCAGTCGCCTTATGCCGGATACCATCAATCATGTAGTAGATGGTCACTGATGAAAACGAGGAACTTACTGGCTCGTAAGTAACACTGGTGTCTGCGGAAACAGTTTCAGAAAGGCCGCAAGCCTTAAGAGCCTTGCCGTACTGGGGAGCAGTGCCTGCAGTTCCAGAGCCTGCCATCTC